GTCTGTCTAGCTTTATACAGACTGATAATCGCATGAGAATGCGTAAAGTAAACCTCCGGAGCTTGCAAAGCAATCTCATTCGGAGTGAGCCCTAGACGAACAAGCATGTCCAGGGCTAACTCTTTTTGTTTGGGGGCCACTACTTTGACTTCCTCTGGTCGCCACTCCCCAAACTCCCCAATCAACCCCCACTTGGCCCGAGATGCGTCCTTGGTCGCATATGCCTTGCACTCGGTCCTGTTAGAGTCCTTCGACTTCAATTCGACATGACTCGGCAATACCTTCACAATGTCTGTAATACGCAAAGATTTTCGCCATTCACTGTACAACTGTCCATGAAGGCGACCAGAGTCTGGACAAATCTCAAACTGACCGACACAATATCGGAGCCTCTGATCTACAATCAGCGACTCGAAAACCTTCCCCATAGTTTCCACGAAGGTTTCGTCAGACATCTCAGCATCGCCGAGATGTTTCTTATGCACGGTGTGTATGAACAGTCGTCTCTGGCCAGACATATCCACACCTCAACCGCAGGGGTTGTTAAACATATTGGGCATAACAAACCGGAATAACCGCCTTTTGGGACTTTCTTCAATTGAGCGAACCCTTGTTAGTTACACCCTAATATAGCATAGGTAATAATGGACAGCGTTAACAAAATCTGTCTACTATGCTATATTGCTTCCTGGACGCTCCGGCAAAGCCTACACGCCGACCCTGTAAACCTGCTCGAAACGAGCAGGGTCGGCTTGCGTCCGATTGAAGGGGAGTGGTCCGATGCAGAGCAACGGGGGTGGACCAGTTCCCCTAATGAACAATAGATTCAGATCTGAACATATTCAAAGAATACATTCGATTCACCAGAACACCGCCCAAGAGGAACGGCAACATTGTTCTAGCAGCTACTCCTCTAGCTACTCCAGCAGAAGCTGGACCAGATCCTGCAGTAGGAGGAGTAGTGCGAGCTAAAGTCTTCGTATACTCATACCTAATCGGCCACTCACCATGCTTCGACAACATACGAACACCTCGACCACGACTAGAAGGGTACTTCGGATCCTTAGGTCCCCTCCAATAATGCCAAGCAACACTTGGAATGAAAGCCCCCAGTTTTCCATAATGAAAAGCAGTAGGCCCTAGCACTCGTGCTATGGAATAAATAGTCAAAGTATTCAACATATCATGCACCCTTGGATCATCAGTTGATTTACCAATCAACCAAAGGGCAATATGGCCCCTCAGAGGCCTAGCCATCAGCGACGCCCCTTAGGCGCACTGACCAACTTCTTCGTCGATTTACGACGATTGGTATAGCGGTACCGGACCCACTTGGATCCCTTCTTAAACCGCTTACCATAGTTGTACTTAGCCATCAACAGATACCTCCAACAAATGACAGTCCCTCTGATATAGCTCCGGCCTGCCAAAGTACAAACACAACTACAGCTGTAACCAGCTGATTCTCCCGAATCAAGTTGCCCAACTGGGCCAACTTGGCAACCGTAACCGGATCAGGCTTCACAGCCTCTGGTACGATGGTCATTGACCCATCCTCTCTGCCAGGACCCCACGATAGGGGCCAGGCACCAAATGAACGAAAAGTAGTACTTCTGTGGCCGCAGCAGTCGTCCCATCAGCAGCCGAAACAGAAATGGCCTGAAATTTAATCAAACCACACTCTGCAGCAAAGCCCTCAAGCCGGCCCTGCTGTCCAGCATCAGTATTCGAAAACGCATACGCTTGAATCCACGGCGAATCAGCAACCGTGTCCCCACCAACCATCTCACTGGCATCATAAGGAGCCAGATCATTCTCCGACTCGAGATTGTCAATCAACATATCAGACATTTCATCAGTGCCAAGAGACTTGGCATAAATCGAATCCGACTGATCACTGGAGATCACTGGCTCAGCACCCTGCTGAGCCCTCGAGATATGATACTCCTGAACTAGTCCAATTGAACTAGTCAAATCAGTAGCCCCTATCAAATGAAAGGGAGGCTTCCTTTCAGTCCCATCATCATCCCAAACATACTCCGAGAAATTCCACTCGTCGCTGGCCATTGCTCCACCATCAGAAGCAATACATGACAGATACGTAGCACCACTATCATCCAACTTCACCTTGAAGTCGGCCCACTTGCCTTCAGTACCAGGCATAACATCGAGAACCTCGTTTATTTGACTCCTCCAAAGGGCATAGCCCTTCTTCCAAGCATTATGAATCATCCAGGTATTACCTGCAGTCTGAGCCAACAAAATCGTATTGGTCTTAGGAGCGACCTGATTAAAACTAACCTTGCCAACAGCATAGGTATATCCTTGGCGATACAATCGCCTATTCACTGCGGACAAATCTCTAGCTAGATCCACGATGACAATACTAGAACCCGAACCATCAGCAGGTATCGTATACTGTAGCACAAGTTGTGCAGGCTCAATGCCATGCCTCGCCATAGCGGTGCAATATCCACACCGCCTATAATGTTAATGCCCCACACATAGGGCATTCTGCTTGATGACCATACACATGGTCACAAATCTTACAAATCATAATCCTAACCCAGTCTGTCTAGCTTTATACAGACTGATAATCGCATGAGAATGCGTAAAGTAAACCTCCGGAGCTTGCAAAGCAATCTCATTCGGAGTGAGCCCTAGACGAACAAGCATGTCCAGGGCTAACTCTTTTTGTTTGGGGGCCACTACT